GGGTCTTTGCTATCACCACGCACAGTACGTATATAATAGGGGCTGTGACGAGCGTGAATACCACTAGCAGAGTCAACCAGCTGTGAGACCGTACCCGAAGGTTTAACGCAGCTGATACTAGCACTAGCAGGGATGCCAAGGTGTTCAGCCCACTCAGCATTAGTAGCCACGGCAATGGATCGTAAATGTTCAAGGGTCTTCTCCAATCCTTTGTTAGAGTTTGTCATAAGAGGATTGTCCATGATGCCTGTCATAGATACACCAAGCAACCGCTCCTCTGCTGTGTTGTTCTGCCATACCTTACGTAGGTAGGGGAACTTAATCATGGTAGACTGAATAGTACCTAAGATGGTAGCCAGCTTAACCTTACGCTCAAGATCCGCAATGGTATCAGTTGCACGTACTACACACTCCGTTAAGTTACAAAACTGGTATGGGCGTAAAATGATTTCAGAACAAGGGTTTGTACCAAACTCATAGTTAGGATCACGCCGCCCAAACTTAGCTGCTTGCTTCTTGGATGCCTCACGATTGAAGATACCACGCTCACCAGACTTAGACTCAACCAGTGCAAGCCACTCACGCATGAATGTTTCCATGTCGGGCTTCTCAGTGTATGATACAGAGTTGTTAGCCAAGGCACGATGCCCAGCTGTTTCCCACCACTGACCTGACTTAGCGTGACGCATACGGTCATCACTCAGGTTAGACAGAGAGATCATAGCAGAGCGGCGCACACCACCTACGACAACGATCTGACCAATGAAGCACATCAGGTCATGACATTCCATAGAGCTAAGTTTACGCCCCTGTGCAGTCTTGAAGATAGACACAGCAAAGTTAAATAGGTCTACGAGTGGCGCTGGGCCTGATGCTCTACCACCAAACGTCTTAAGCCTTGCACCTGCAGGGCGTACCTGTGACACGTCCCACTTAGGGATCTCACCAGCCCAGAGGAGTGCAAGAACTTGACGGAACCCTTTAGCCCAGCCTTCCTTACTGTCCTTAACGACAACGACAGTTTCACTCTCAAACAGCTCAGGCACTTCTGGGAGCTTGCTGATGAACTGGCGCTCGACACTGAACCCGACACCAGTACCACAGAGAAGGATGTACATAGCCTCATCGAATGACTTAGGGTCATCTACGGGTAGGTAACTACAGTTGTAGCCTGCTGTGTTGTCACGCTCAAGCGCTGGGCCAGCTGTCATCATAGCTCGCATGGAGGGCATGATCTCTAGGCCCAAGATAGCTTGCTCAATCTCATCAATGCAGGAGTTGTCTACCTTTACGGCTTTACGTACTACATTGTCCATGTAGCGTCCTACTGTTGCACCCCATGACTCACGGCCTTGACCATCAAAGTACTTTGCGTATCGTGATTTATGAATAAACGATTGGTAGTCTGTGGGTAGATAATTTGTACTCATTGTTGTTTAACCTCTATGTTTTTTACTTCTGCACCGTCTATGTCGTAGATAATATCAACTACTAACTCTGACACAACCTCTTCATACATATCCTCTGATATAGGTAGGATATTCTCTCTCTCATCAATAGATACAGTCATTCTAATATCAAAGTTCATTTGCTTTTTCCAGTAGATCTGTCAGTGTAGGCTTCTTATAGTTTGGCCCTTTCATGACTTTACCATCTTCACGCAGCACAGGCTTACCATCGCTTCCTAGCTTGGACATGTTGCTGCTATGCACACGAGCAAAAGCCTCCATAAACACTTTCTCACCGTACTGCTCTAGTCCACTGTCCAGTGTACGACTTACTTTAGCTTGTTGCTTTAGTACAGTATCACGTTCAGTATCACGCAGAAGCAGCCCTACATGATTTACAGCAGTAAGAGCCAACCCGGTAGACACGTATAGCAGATCGCACATCTCTTTCAAGTGCTCCTCTGTGCCATACGTCTCAGCGAACACCTCCTCTAGCTCTTCATCAATAAGTTTAATCCACAAGCGTGGATCAAGAGAGCCGTTGAATGCAACAATAAACTCAGCAACCTTCTCGTGTGGCATCTGAGGCTTCATTGCTTCTATGTCTGTCTCGTTAATCATGCGCTACCCTCTGTTTTAGTCCATTTGTTTAATGTATGTACACTATCATCCTGTACTACGTCAAGCCCTTCTTCTGAATAAAGACTAAGCGTATGATTCCTGTGATCTTCTACCTCTGCATATATGTCAGGGTTTTCCCTAGCTACCTCTAAGAAGGCAGTCATCATAGTAGCCATATTGAGAATGTGCATACTAACCTCAAAAGGCACAGGTGTTTCCTCTGGTATAATTACAGAGACACCTACTTCACCATCCCACGCATCTTCGTAACCGATAGGCCGTAACACGATAGCAATGTCTTCTGGTTTAAGTTCTTGTTTCACTTGGTATCCTTCCTTTTAGTCTTCAGTTCTATGCGTTTAAGTTTGATCTCTTCGCCTGACTCGCTTAACCATTCTTCTGGTATTACACGATTAGACCACAGGAAGCCATACTTATCACACCAGTCACAGTATCGAGACTTAGCACCCTTATACAGCTTAGCTTTAGCATTACTAAATACAAACCGAATGTCTAACTCAGGGTGTTGTGCCTTAATCTCACGATGCTTACGCCTGTCAGCATTATCAAATATGCCCTTGCTCTCAACTATGATGCCATTGTCTAACACAAAGTCTGGGGTGTAGGTGCGATACTTTAGATCTTCCCACTCTACCTTTAGATCTTCATACCTGACTGTGTGCTGCTTATCCTGCAACCACGCAGCAATCTCTTTCTCAAGACCGCTACGATAGTTGTTAGTGTGTCTACGCTTCGCCATCAGCATCACTCTGTGTGTCAATGTATACGTAGTCAACCATAGGAGGATTCTTAGCCTTAGAGCTAGGCGAAGGAACAGTCTGAAGTCCGGGCCAGCATTTGTGTTTGAATGCACAGAAGCCACACTCTGTACCCAGCTTTAGGTTGCCTGTCTCTTTGCGATAGAACGTCTCTTTGATAGGCTCAAAGCAACGCTCAAAGGGCTTGTCTTCGTTAATGTAGTCAGTAAGCTCTTCGATACCTTCCAGTACAGCTGCTTTGTCTACACCCTCTGCTGAGACGTATTTAAACTCACCATTAGCCTTGTTGACTACCCACCATCCACCGACACCCTTACCTGCGCCCTCTGCGTAGCCTACGAGCTGTGGGATGTATCCAAAGCTGTCACCTGTAGCCAACGCATCAAAGGATGCAAACTTGTTCTGGTAGGACCACGGAGAGGCTGACTTAACATCGTCAATCTTACCGTCCAGCTCCATGTCATACTCACCACGGATTTCTGTACCGTTAGGCAGCTTGAGAGTAACGTAGTCGTTATCCTTGAAGTCTACGTTAGCTGCTCGCATGATACCCTTGAACACAGCCTCAACAATATCACCAAGGATCATGTTCATCAGGAAGTGTGGTGGGAATGGTGTCTTATCTGCTGGATCGTTTTTCTCATACCATAGCTGACACTTAGGCTTACCAATGTTAGACATACGTAAGCGAAACTTGTCACGAGGACCACTATCAAACTGCTTAAACAGTGCAGCCTTAACATCGGAGGCGACTTTATCAGCCACCTCCTCTGTCATAGTAGTCTCACCAGCCATAGCCTTCTGTAGGAACGAGAAGATTGCTAATTCTGCTGGATGCTCCATTAGTATGCCGCCTCTTCTACATCAATGATAGAACCTACAAGGGCTGCATCCTCTGCATCCATGCTTTTGCTGGAGCGCTCATGGTGCAAGTCCATGATCTTAGCATTAGAGTATTGGATGTAATCCAAGAAGTCAGCTGCAGTCTGTTGCATGTAAGTATTATCATCATCTGAAGGAGCAACAATATCACCTACAGTGGAGAGAGTGTATCCATACGTAGCACCTGTAGGGATGGATGCCTCTGCACCAGTAAGAACGATCTTAGTCATGTGGGGTAAGCTGTTCTTACGAGCAACAGCCTTTTGAGATGCGTCAATACTCTTTAGACTATCACGGTTCTTTACATCCATGATGAATGGAATATCAACGTATTCACCACTAATAGGCGAACCTGTGTCATCTACAGGGTTCTTGATAGTTACTGTACCCATGAAGATCTTCACACGCTTAACTGTACGGATGACATCTTTAGTAGCCTCTGGCAGAGCGTTGAAGTCTTCGATGTAACCAGAAGGGCGTCCCAAGTTAAAGCCACCTACGCTATCCTGTAGGTCATTATTAACTGAGCGGCTCATGACTGACTTCTCCATCTCATTAGTAGAGGAGTTCCAGCGTTGCCACTGTAGACGATCTGTAAGGATGCGAACATCGATGCTCTCTGCATAGAATACGTCATCACCCAATGTGATTTTGTATGCACCTACGGGTACAACATCTGTCTTGATCTTTTTACCGCCAAGCTCAACCTCACCCTTGATGGCGCTGCTAAGAATGTTGATACGAGCCAAAGCGTTTCGCTGCTCTGAGCTTTGTTTAGGATCGCCCATCAGTTCTGCCAATGGGTTAGATGATCCTGTTGTTGCTAGTTCTGTACTCATTTTATACCTCTTGAGTTTGTTGTCAAAGAACCTAAGTTATACCACTATACGTCTTGTACGTCAAGCCAATTCGGCCCTATTTTAGACTCTAATAGTAGTGGTACATTCATCTTTACGTTGTAGGCTTTCTCTATTAGATCAGTCAAGCCTTCATTCATGTCATCAATAATCTGTAGTACTTTCTCCTTCTCCTCTGGGTGAATGTCTATAACCATCGAGTCGTGAACAGTATTCACTAAGCAAGATTGTAGACCTTTCATCCGCTCCTCTAGTTCGATTAGCACAACAGGAACAACATCACCAGTAGCAAAACCTTGCACTGGGTAGTTTTTAATCATGGTGAAGTGTGATACACCACCACGAGAGTTGCGCTTAACATCAGGGAATGCGTACTGCCGCCCTGACACATTAACAATCTTGTTAAACCTTACAGCTTCATCAGCCAAGTTCTTATGCCAGTTAGATATACCCGCATACTTCTCAATGAAGTGGATGTAGTAGGCTTCCTCTGCCTTACTTCTGCCATAACCTGTAGCCCCAAAGAGAGGTGCGAAGGTATGAGCCTTGGCTTCCTGACGTGACGTATGTTGTCCTGCATCAGAGATAACCTGTGCAGTATAGCTGTGTACGTCAAACCCTGTAGCAATCTCCTCCATAGCAATCTCATCCTGAGACAAGTATGCAGCTACCCTAAATTCAAGCTGAGCAAAGTCAGCCTCACAGATGTAGCCATTATCCCAGCGAGACACAAACACCCTCTTTACGGGAAACGTCCCGCCTCTTGGCATGTTTTGCATGTTGGGATTTCTTCCACTAAAACGTCCTGTTGCAGTAACGTGTTGGGTGAGTCCCACATGCAGGAGACCGTCTGACTTGGTGAAGGTGTCAATACCCTCCACAAAACTAGAGAGGTAGCTACTAACAGCAGAAAGACGCTTAAGGTCAGTAAGAAACTCAACAGCAGATGCCATATTGTTTGTTTTAGCAGTCCCCACAAGTACATCTAAGTTATCCTTTCCTGTGCTAAACCCGTTAGCGCTTACCCACTTCTTGCTTGGCGCACCAAACCCTAGTCCTGCCATATGATTAAGCTCTTTCAAGCCGTAGCCACGAGCATCACAGTCCTTGCACTTGTTAGGCTTAGCAAACTTAGTGCCGTCCTTCTTGATCTTGTACGTCTTGCCTGTACCTGTGCATGTAGGGCAGGTGAAAGCCTTAGTACGTTTGATTATCGCACTGTTCTTATCTACTGCCTGCTTAAACTCTCTCTTGTCACGCACATGCTCAAACAGGTTAGCCCACTCTTTCTTGTTGTTAACCTTACGAGAGAACACAACCTGAGACATCTGCTCTGGTGAGTTAAGATTGATAGGTGTGTCACCCATGATCTCACGTACCTTATGCTGTAGTCGATCCTCAATATCAGCCTTCTCACGTTCAAACTCTAATCGTACTGCATCAAGGGCTGTTCGATCCACCCTGATCCCTGACATGTACACTCTGGTAAGGGTTTGGCAGGTGCGGAAGGTAACGTCTTTGACTGTGCGAAGACTGGCGGCTTCTGTCTCACCGTAGTCAGCTTCGATACTGTGGAACAGCTCACGAGTTGTGTCGAGATCACGCCTAAGATAAAAGCTAAGCTCATTGAGAGGTATCTCATTTGTGTTATACCCTTCCTTAAAGTAACGCTTGAGGGTGTCATCCTTCCGAAAGTTAAGTTGTCTACGTTCAGCACAAGCGTCAAGGCCGAGAGGCTCTTTCTGACCACGCAGTAGAATGTACTCTGCGAGCATGGTGTCATAGATAGGCCCATCATACTTGAAGCCACACTCCCACAACCACATCAGATCGTGCTGAGCATGGTGCATGATAAGAAGTGTAGTCATGTCTAGGATCTGCTGAGTTAACTTACGCCCAGCGCCACTGGTGTCTTTCTTCTCGACATGATCCAGTGTCACTAAGTGTGTCTCTTCTGCGTTGTCTGCGTTCTGCATAC